CGGCAAATGGTTAAAGATAATTCAACTTTAAGTTGGATCAAACACGGAACTCCGCGCAACCATTCTCATCCTGATGCTGCGCAATCAAGGTGCAAAGCTAACATCATGATGTCCAACATAGTCACTTCCCTGGGTATGACACGGTATTCTGTGTCAATGTCAGCAAGTGAGAAGCGTATTGCCATGGCTGGCGATCGTTACTACTATCATGTTAAGGACCTCCAGATGAATAGTCAATATGGTGAACCTGCTTCTGGACAGATCATCACATTAACTGATGTTGACTATTATGTTGACATGCCTGCACTTTTATTAAAAGGGTTACCCGTACTTGCCTATTCTTTTGTCCCAACAGCAGTGGCTGGTAAGACAGAAAATGGTGTCTATAAGACCAATTCTCGTAATAATATTGAAATGCTGATTGATGGAGGTGCCAGCTATGAGCATCCTCTTTGGGACTACGACGGTGACCATCTCGTCGTACACAGCTTATACTATAGTGTCGTTTATTTGCTAGAACAACTCCACATTACATCTGATCGCCGAATCATTTTCTTTAACCCTATTAGAACCGTCTATGCTCCCGCGAGCTGGATTATTAAGGGCAAGGGATTGAAACGACGTCAATTAGTGTCTAATGGGGTTGCTCTATCACAATATTTGACACATGAAAAGGATGGGTCTACTAGCGCAATGTTTTCCTTTGCGAAAGTAGATACGTTTGATGCAGTCAATTTAAGGTCTAACGTTCTTGCGGCATCCGTCATCAGAGCACGCGAGGCTAAGACCCCACATATATCGGATATTGAACGCATTTTTAATACGTATGAAATTCCAGATCCTGTTTTCTCCGCAGCATTGTTTTTGGATATGTTTAAGACGTCACCTGAGATCTTCAACGTTAAAACATCCAATGTGAGTCCTTGCGTCGTACAACGAGACGCCCATACTTACCAAGCAGTCGGACCATTAGTCACCGAAGACGGGACGGCATCCATGCGCGCGATTTGGCCGGGTTACTGTCGTAACACGTTCTCACCAGCCAAGTCTTATAATAATGACAAAGCGTGCATAGAAGGACGCATTTTAGAGCCACGCAATCGCGAGCCTACTTTGCCCCCAATTGTTCAACAATATATCGAGGAGTTTCTTGTTCGTTTGGTACCAGACCGACTTGCAGGAAGCTTAGCACCAACCGATTATGAGCAAATGGAAGAGCAATTTAATAGACCAAC